TTGCAACGGATCTTACCCTGCTTGCCTTCTGCTCGCCCGACCTGCCCGAGAGTTTTACCCCTGACGCGGGCCGTGTGAAGTTGTACAGCACCAGCAAGGCTGCGCTCGCGGACGTGGAACCGAACAGCCCCGCGTACTTTGCCATCAATGCGTTCTTTTCCCGTGACGACCGGCCTTCCCGCATGGCGATTGCCAGGATTTTCGAGGAGCCTGTGGCAGGCAGACTGACCGGCGCGGCACTTCAACCGAGCGACATTGCCGCGCTGAAGGAAATCACCGACGGTTCATTCAGCATCGAAATTGACGGCTCCGCACAGAAGGTTCAGAACCTCAATTTCAGCAGTGCAACTGATGCCGCCGGCGTCGCCTCTGTGCTCGACAGTGCCATGACCGGCGCTACGGTGACTGCAACTGAGAGCGGCGCACTCGTCATTACTTCCGATGTTGCTGGCGACGGTTCGTTTGTCAATGTGGCGACAGAAGCTGAAAACCCGCAGGATGCCACTCATACCACGCTGACCGGCGGCACACTGCCCACGCCCGCAACCACGAAAACCAACGCCACAATCCTTTCCGGTACTATCAGCGATTTTGTCGCGATTGCCGCGAAGACCAATGCCACGTTCTCATGGAAGGTCAGCGGCGCTGACCGCAGCTACGGCCCCGTTGACATGACGGGCACGGTTTCTGTCGACGATATTGTTGCCAAACTGAACAGCGTCAGCAAGTCAGAGTTTACCGCGACCAAATCCGGCACTGACAAGGTGCTTATCACATTCACAGCGCAGGGTACGGAAGCTACCGTTGAAGACCCCACAACTGACGCTGACGGCGTTGACGCACTTATCATGTGTACTGTCGCTACCGGCGCAACGTACACCAACGGCACGACAACGACCAGGGTAGAAGAGTTTGAAGAACTCGACGCAGCTACACTGACCATTACTGTCGACGAACAGCAGTACGCCCTTACTGCTCTTGACCTGACCAAATGCATTGATGCCGAAGATGTTGTCAATGTACTCAAGGCCGCCGCTGCTCCTGCCGGACGCCGCAAGGCGCGTGCCGCCGCTGCTGATCTGCCCGTTACGGCGGTTGGCAACAGGCTCGTGTTCACATCCCCCACGGCAGGCTCCGGCGGTACGGTATCCTACGCCACAGGCACGGCTGCGGAAGCCCTGAAGTTGACGCAGGCCGCCGGGGCACAGATTGTACAGGGCGTCGATGACTCCACACCGGAAACGTATGTGGGCGACCTGCTGCGCATTTCCGAGTCGACGTACAACAGCGCGTATGCGGGCTATACTCCTGCCGGTCTGGCGGAAGAACTTGGGCTTATCCAGAAAGCCGCCTCTTGCGCCGACGCTTTTATCTACGGATGGGCGATTGATGCGAAGTACCGCGAGACGGAAGAGCAGAAGGCCGCCGCAACGTGGGCCGAAGCGCAGAAGTACGCCATTTTCGGTGCGGTCTCCAACAGCGCCAATGCGTATTCTGTGAGCAACACCAACAGCATTGTCTATTACGTCATGGACAACGCTCTGGAAAATACCTTCACGTTTTACCATAACAACCCGCAGAGTTATCCGGAAGTGAGCTATCTTGCCAAGGCGCTGTCCGTCGACTACGCCCTTGCCAACAGCGCTTTGACCATGAAGTTCAAGCAGCTTACCGGAATCGCTACTGTTCCTCTGACTGAGACGCAATTGAACGCGCTTGCCGCGCGTCGTTGCAATACCTACGTCAGCATGGGCAATACGTCGCAGGTTGTGCGGGAAGGCGTGCAGGGGGCGGAAGGATGGTTCACCGACAGCCGGGTGAACCTGGACAACTTCGTCAACGAACTGCAAACGGCAATTTTCAACGTGTTTCTGCGTAATCCCAAAGTGCCGTATACCTCCGCCGGGCAGGACATGCTTGTATCCGCCGCGCAGAAAATTTGTTCACGGTATGAACAGAACGGCGTGTTCGCGGCCCGCACCGTTGAGGACAACGCTACCGAGAGCGGCTATACAACGTATCCCGCCACGCAGATTACCCCGACGCCGGTGTATCAGGCCACGGCAAGCGAACGGGCCAGCCGCGAAGGTATGCCGATACAGATTACCGCATATGAAGCGGGTGCAATGCACCGTGTCAACGTCAACGTTACAGTGGAGGCGTAGCCAATGCGTAAAGTATACAATCAGAAGAACCTGTCACTCATCGTTGACGGCGTGCAGATAAGAGATTTTGCCGAAGGCGCGACATTTGTCTACACGTTTGACGGCGGCGAAGTGCAGAAGACGCAGGGCACTGACGGGGCGGGCGTAAACCTTGCCACCAATCAGGGTTCCACCCTGCAATTCACCGTGCGCGAAACGTCGCAGAGCATCGCGTTTCTGAACACGCTGCGTCTGACGCAGGAGAACGGCGGCCCCGGAGCGGTGGTTGTCTGCCGCACTGGGGCGGATATTCTGTTCACCATGACTGATGCGTATATCAGCCGTCCCGGTCAGCTCAGCACGGGCGACAAGACGCAGGGTTCCATGCAGTTCACCCTGACCACGGCCAACGACAGCATCAGCGGTCTGGACATTTCCGGGCTGTAACAATCTACCACGCGGGAGAGTAAGCTATGTCCAACTATACAGGACTCGGGAGCTTTGTCGTAGGCACGAACAAATATACTTACGAAATGCTCCCGCCCATTGAAGCAATCCCTTTTGGCCTTGAGGTCGCGAAGATGGTCCTGCCGATGCTGGACTCGTTGACGACCCTGACCAACAACGATTCCAGGGCGTTTGTCGCCGCGCTGGTGAAAGGAATCGGCAACTTGGATACGGAAGTCAGCTCCAAGCTGATGCAGACGGCTTTGAGTCGCTGCTACACCCCTGAAAACAAGCCGCTCTCCGACCGTGGGACGTGCGATCAGTGGTTCCAGCAGCATCCAGCGGAGCTGTTTGAAGTCTGCGCTCGCGCCATCTATGCGCTGAGCAAAGATTTTTTTCCTTCCGCTCTCGCATCGCTCAAAAGCTAGATACCCTTCCCCCTGCCGGGGAAGTCTCTGTTCCCGTCCCCGAAGGATGGGAACAGGACTCCCTGTTTCACAGGGTATTGAGCGCAAACCTTTGTACGGTGCGGGATCTGTACGATAACACGTATACTCTTGACATGCTGGCCACCGCCATGGAGCAGGCGGCATTCAGGAACTACGTTGAGGCTGCGGCGGCGGAGCTTGGCCGCCAAGCGAGGCAGTAACATATGCCGGTTGTCGATGAGCTTGTAACAATACTAGGTCTTGAAGAAGACGGCCAGAATGCCGGTGTCGCACGCAAGTTCACTGGTCTTCTGGACGGCATACAGAAGAAGGCGCTTGCCCTTGCCGCCGCCGTTACAGCTACCGCCGGGGCAATCGGTTATTTCGTGCGTGATGCCGTGGCGCAGGCTGACGAGATTCAGAAATTGTCTGAATCGACAGGCATTGCCGCAGAGACGTTTCAGGAGTGGGGATATGCGGCGGTAAAAATGGGCGCGGATGCGCGAAGCGTCCAGAATGATATCGCCGCCCTGAACAAGAGCATGTCGTCGCCTATTCCTGGCCAGTTCAACATGCACTTGGCGATGCTGGGCGTGCACGGCAAGAATGCAGCAGAAGTCCTTGAGCAGTTGTCTGACAAGTTTCAGGGCATGACTGCGCAACGAGCCTCGCAATGGGGTTCGATGATTGGCATCTCTGACGACACTGTGCGTCTGTTGCGCGAAGGCCGGGCCACCATCAACGACCTGCGCAACGAAGCCCGGACAATGGGCGTCGTCATATCGGACGAGGACATTGCAAGAGCGTCTGAGTTTTCGCGCACGCTGAAAGCGCTTGGCTATACGTTCAACAGCCTGCGTCAGCAGATATTCATTGGCGCTGTTCCTGCGCTCGACCGTTTTGTCGGTAAGGTGCGAGATTTTCTTGCCCTGAACATGGGCAGGATAAAAGACTGGTTTGCCGATTTTATCAGCGGTTTCACCGCCGCTCTGGAGCAGGTCTGGAAAGACCTTGAACCGATACGAAATGCTTTTGCATCAGTCACCAGGGTTATTTCCGACTTCCTCGGCACCGGCGATGCGGCGGAGACGTGGGGACACCTGCTTGTCGGCGCGTTTGAGGGCGCGTTGATACTGCTCACGCCCCTGCTGGCGAAACTTGCGCTTGTCAGCGCGGCGTTCAGCACGTTTTCGCTGATAGTCGAAGATCTGTTCGCATATTTCACGGGTTCAAAGAAAATCACATTGACGGAAATGCTCGTTGAAGATTTTCAGCGCAGGTTCCCGACGTTGACCCGAATATTTGAAAATCTCAAAGACAAGGTAAAAGACCTTTGGAATTACTTTCAGAGCGACGAGTTCAAGGTACAGCTTGATCTCTTCCTGCAAGGCATCGAGGAGGCATGGGACGCCACGGCTGAGCATCTTGAAAGCGCCTTCAAAAAGATAACCGAACCTTTCGACAACTTTGAAAAGAAGTACCCTAACCTCTCCCGCATACTGGAATCTCTGAAAAATCTGTTCAAGCAGTGGGGATGGGCAACAAAGACCACAGCGGAACACCTGAATGACTTTTACGACATAGTCGACAAGCTCATTGACCGCCTGTTGCAGATGCCTCAAAGCCTCCTGAACGCATTGGAATACCTTGTGGGGCGTGGCGTGCTGGCTTACAATTCCTTGACTGGCGAGATGCAAGAGGAAGCAGATGCCATCCGCCGCAATGACGCTATTGAAGAGCAAAGGGCGCAAGCTGAATGGGATTCAAAGTCTGACTATGAAAAGGCGCGTGAAATCGTTGAGCGGAGTACTGTCGGCGCTAATCCGTTAGCTCAGCTCAGCCAAATGCTGCTTGAAAAGCTGTTTGACAGTAACAATATGCCGTTTCTTGAAAACCTCAAGAACCATGAAACCGCGCCTTCAATAACAGTGCCTGCGCCTGCTTACAGCTACTACGGCAATAACTCACAGACTCTCAATTTCTACATGAAGTCTACGGATCCTCAAGTCCTTACCAACAACATCAGGCAAGAGCTGAACAACGGTTTACTCATTCCGACAAAAGCTCCCGGTGACTTTTCAGCAGGTGTCCAATGAGTTTTGTTCAAGGTGTAGCTGACGCATTGCTTGGGGTGGCGGGTTTTATTGCCCGCCCCGGCAACAACGTCGCGGGTATTCCTGTGTCTGTAAAGGAATCGGAGTCTCACGCCTTCACTTCAACGCCGATTGATACGGCGGTTGAAAACGGCGCGATACTGACCGACCACGTTGTCGTCAACCCTGTAGAGGTCGAAGTCGTATTTGACATGGTGAACACCCGCTCACTGTTGTCATACTTCGGCACGGCTTCGACGGCATTCGATGCGTTTGAATATTTCGAGAGCCTGCTGAGTAATCGGGAGCTGGTGACGCTCATAACAGAGCATAAGGTTTACGCAAATATGCTCTGCATTGATTTTACGCCTTCACACGTCGCCCCGTTCAAGGGTGCGTTGAAATGCACAGCGCGTTTCAGACAGATAAATTTTGTCACGATTCTGAGCAGCGGGCAACAGGAATCTCAGCTTGGCTCCGGGGCAAAAAAAACCGCATCTCAGGCCAGCCAGAAAGGCCAGCAGTCCGCGCCTGACCTGAGTACAACGCAGGCCGCGAAAATTGGAATGAGACTGGGATTGTGAGGTCGGTATGCCGTTGTTGAAACTGCCAATGTTTACTGATGGGGAGTCGGTCTACAGTTGTTACCTGTACGATAAAACGTACAATTTCAGGCTGTACTACCTGAAAGGACAGTCCGCCCATTGGTACCTTGATATATCGGATTCCGACAATCAACCCTTGAGCGTCGGCATTCCGATTGTTCCCGGTGCATATAACACACTGAAAGGGCTACGGAGCGACTGGAATGACGTTGTTGTGCAACCGGTTGTAACAGACAAGTATTATGATCGTAACCTTGAAATGGCTCCGGGCAATACGTTGAATATCATCTGGGGAGCTCCGGCGTCGTCTGTACCTGAGCCTGAGAAAGACAGGTTCTTGCAACCCCTGGATTTTACGTTTGGACGTGTGTAATGGCAACGTTGGCATCCAGTCAAGGCGTACCCAACTCTGAGCAGACCAACGCAATGGGCGTGACGCCGTTCCTGCGGCGTCTGCATGTATCTGTCTTTGCGAGAGG